TAGGTCTTTATTTCACCTGTACTTTCTTTTACTTTGATAATGAAGTCTGGAAAGTATTTGTGAACTCTGCGGTCAACTGGAGAGATGTATGGGATATGAAACTCCTCACTACCCCATTGTAATATATTCTCATTTAGATCACACCATCTGCAGAACTTGCGTTCCCAACTACTACGGCATATAATATTTGTAAAGTCACCTTTGTATTTACTTGGATATGAAGGTTTGTATTTACTCTTGTAACTTTCGGCCATACATAATATACAAGGATAAAAATTATTTATAACGATGCCCACCAAAAGGTCGATATCGATTCTTAAATCAAAACTACTTCAACCAGCACTAACTTCGCATTTTGAAGTTACTATACCATCTGGAAGTGTGCCAAACGCCATTAAGATTGGCGATAAAGTTGAGCAAGACGATTTAAATTTATTCTGCACAGAGGCTACCTTGCCGGGGTCATCTGTGAACGTATTTGAAGTTAATAACGATTACACTGGAGTAACTGAAAAGTTTGCTCATCGTAAAATGTATGATGGTTCTATTGACTTTACATTTTATGTTGATGCTCAAAATTATTCTGCGATAAGATTTTTTGAAAGGTGGATGAGATATACAACTGGAGAGGAAGGATCTAATAGAGATGATGGGGAGGAAAGAAAATATACAGATTATAATTACAACTATAGGATAAGATATCCAGACGGTGATGATGGGTATCGTTGTGAAGGATTAACAATTACAAAATTTGAAAGATCGCATAGATCACGATTGGTATATAATTTTGTAAAGTCATTTCCAACTGCTGTATCGTCAATGCCAGTCTCATATGACGCATCAAATTTATTGAAGTGTACTGTCACCATGTCATACTTGAGATATTTTATTCTGGAAGCACTTGTAAAAGATCCGCCAATATCATCAACAGTACATGTAGGTGCTCCACCACCATTACCACCATTACCAGACGCAGCACCAGAATTGGTGGGTAATACGAGTGGAGAGGATCAAAGGTTTATTCCAACTGATAATCCTACAGGTTTTAGGGGACAATTATTGGAACCACTTAGAGATGCTGCAGGAAATATAGTTTCTGATCTCGAAGGAAATCGTCTTTGACCCCACTAAATAATCACACTGAACATATCTATAGGTCATTATGCCTTTACCAAGAATTGCAACCCCAAAGTATGAACTTGAATTGCCATCAACAGGGGAGAAAGTATATTACAGACCCTTTCTAGTTAAGGAGGAAAAACTTTTAGTCCTTGCTATGGAAAGTGAGGACATGAAGGAGATAACAACTGCTATTAAGTCTGTCCTTAAGAGTTGTATACAGACGAGGGGTGTTAAAGTTGATGCTCTTCCCACTTTTGATATTGAATATCTGTTCCTTAACATTCGTGGGAAGTCTGTTGGTGAAGAAGTTGAAGTCAAACTTATTGCACCAGATGATGGAGTAACTGAGGTTGATGTATCGATTCCAATTGACGAAATTCAAGTTGAGAAGAATGATAAGCATACACGTCAAATAAAAATTGATGACGACTTGATGATGGAAATGAAGTATCCATCTCTGAATCAATTTATCTCAAGCAATTTTGATTTTGATGAAAAGAATCAAATGGAGCAATCCTTTGATTTGATTGCAACATGTGTTGATAAAATTTATAGTGAAGAAGAGGTATGGGCAGCTGCTGATTGTACAAAGAAAGAAATCATTGAGTTCCTTGAGCAGATGAACTCAACTCAATTTAAGCAGATTGAAACTTTCTTTGAGACAATGCCTAAACTTTCTTACACTGTAAAGTTTAAGAATCCAAAAACAAAGAAATCTAATGAAGTATTGCTTGAAGGGTTAGCATCTTTTTTCGCCTAGGCATGATCCATATGGATCTTGAGAACTACTTCCGTCTCAATTTTGCCTTAATGCAGTATCATAAATATTCATTAACTGAAATTGAAAATATGATGCCTTGGGAGAGAGATATCTATGTCGTTCTTCTAAAGCAACATCTTGAGGAAGAAAAACAAAAGTTAGAGCAGCAAAAGAATGGCGGCTAAGACTACTGATCCTATTGACATCCTCCTTGAGATGGGTATTGACCTCGACAATCTGTCGGATGAAGAGGATTATCTTAGCGCCTTAATGGAGGCAACGAATGCTTTAACTATTAAAGATTCACGGGACCCTCGTATTGGTGTCCTTCAGAAAGAAATAAAGAAAGAAAGAAAAAAGAGATTTGAAAAAGCAAGACCAGAACTAAAAAGAAAGAGAGTAAATCCAGATAATTTTTTTGATAGAAGACAACCAGAAAGAACCACTGAGGCAAGATCAAATCAAGAGGGTTCTCCAATAGGGAGTGGACAATCTGTCAGACCAGAAAACTTGAGAATGCCTAAGGCAGAGGAAGGTAAAATAGTAAAGAGAGAACCTGATGTATTGAAAGATATCTTAGGTGGAGTCATATCCATCCTTGAAACTCTTAAAGAGCAGAATAAACTTGGTAGAGAAAGAGCAGAAAAAGATAGAAAGCAATCGGAGAAAGTAAAAAGGTCTGGTAAAGAAGATAAACTTGAAAAGGGTCCTCTTGAAAAATTTGTTGGAAATGCAAAGAAACTTGTAAAACCAGTATCAAATTTATTTGAAGATTTATTTAATTTTATAAAAACAGTAATAATCGGCAGACTTTTATTTAAGATTATTGGATGGTTTGGTGATCCTAAAAATGCTGAAAAAATAGCAGCAATGGGTGATTTTTTCAGAGCTACATGGCCTGCATTGCTAGCAGCATTTGTTGTTTTTAAATTAAAACTTGGTGGTTTTATTGGGTTACTAGTTAAAACTATCGCCGGATTTATACCAAAACTTCTTGGATTGATTCCAAAAATATTTAAAGGTGTTGTTGGTCTTGCTAAATTAGCAATAGCAAATCCTATCGCAGCGAGCGTGATAGGTGGCACAGTTCTCACTGCACTTGGAGCAGTGGCAGCAAATCAACCTGGGTCCGCGACTGTAAAGGATCCAGATGACCCAGAGAAATCTCAGATGGATGAGATAAATGAGGCTGGAGGAATGAGGGGAGCTCCGATGAGTCTTGATATGTTTAGCGATCTTCCTGAAGAAACATCACCTGCACCAAAGCAAGAGTCTCCACAGCAATTAAAAGGTGGTGGTCAAGTTCCCGGAAGTGGTCCTAATAAAGATACTGTGCCTGCCATGTTGGCACCTGGTGAGTTTGTTATGAGTAGAGGAGCAGTTCAGAAGTATGGATCAGACACTTTTGCTTCTATGAATGCTGCTGGTGGTGGGACAAACTTACCAGAGAGAATGAATGGTATAACTCATGCTGTTGGTGGTGGTGAGATAAGTGATCATGTTAAATCCAGTGATGAGAAGAATGATAGACCAAAGGTAGATAATAGGCAGTATAGTAGAAATGGAAAAGAAATATCTGAACAACGCTTTAATGCCATGTTGGGTATGAAAGACGCTGTGAAGGAAGGTGGAGCAAAGGGAGCAGCAAATTACATACTTGATGGCGCTGACAATATGATCGGTGGACTTCGTGGCAAAATTAATGATACTCTTAGTGATCCAAAATCCTTCGTAGAAAATAATTTAGGTGGAACTGTGGTTGATGGTAATGTAGCAAAACCTGGCGATCCGGATTATGAAATGGTGATGAGAGCAGAGCAGGAGAGGGAAAAAATATTAAATCAGGGTGGGTCACGAGCACGAACAAATAATAAAAAAGATAAATCCGGAGAGAAAAAATCTGGTGGTGGTTTCTTTGATGGAATAAAGAACTTCTTTGGTGGTGGAAAGAAAGAAGATACTGAAGAGAAGAAAGAAGGAAGCAGCAATCTGACAGAAACTCAACAACAAGCACTACAGGTTTTAGCAAAGTATGAATCTGGAGCAGCAGGTTATGATGCTGTAAATCAATATGGAACACATGGTGGTAGAGGTGTGGAAGGATTTTCGGGCGATATTAAAAAGATGCCTCAACACAAAGGAAAATCTCTAACAGACTTTACAATAGCAGAGATAAAACAACTTCAGTATGATGATGGATCTATGTCGAAAGACCAATGGATAGAAGCAGGTAAACTTCATGCTGTTGGAGCATATCAATTTATTGGTAATACTCTTCCTGCAGTTGCAAAAAAAGCAGGTATACCTGACTCTGCAAAGTTCACTCCTGGAGTTCAAGATCTCATGGCACTTCAGTTGATGAAGGATCGTGGTATTAATCCATGGGTTGGTCCAAGTGATAAAGCAAGTGCAGAAGAGAGAGCAATTATTGAAAGAGCAAGAACTCAACCTATAGCATATGATTCAACGTCTGGTGGTGGCGCAATTAAGAGTTTTGGCGGTGGCGGCGTAACTTATACAGCATCTTCTGGTGTTGGTAAATCAGGGAGGAAGTCTCACACAAAAACTCTGTCTAGCATAGTTGGTGGAGTTGAAGGTCAAATGATGAAGGCACTTGGTGATGCAGGAAGTGGCGGTTTATTTAAATCTACCTCATCATCTGGGTCGTCTATTCAACCACCGACTACAACAACTCTATCTACAATCCAAAAGAGAGCGTCGGGTGGATCCTCCTCAAATCAAAATGCTCCTACTAGACCAGCAGATCCATCCCCTCCGAATAGCATCCCACCTATTGACGCAGAGGCAATGATATCTCAAGAGAAGATAAAAGTCTTAGGGATAGTGGTGGGTTGATATGTTAGGACTTTTAGGAAGGGCAAAAAAATTTATAACAGGTAAAAAACAACCAGAGGATGATCGAACTGCAGAGTCATCTGAACCCATTGCTAATTCAAGTGCAATAACAATAAGACCAAAAACAACCCTTGTATCACGTAATTCTTTCACCACGCCTGAGGTAGAAGAGAATAAAAAGAGAACAAAAAAACCTGATATTTTAAAGGAGATAAGAAAAAAGGTTATTCGTATTGATAAAATTTTAAAGAAAAATCTAAAGAGAGATTCAAAATTACTTGCGAAACAAAAAAGACAAACTGAAAAGATAGAAAGAGGAAAGAAAGAAAGTGAACTTGAAAAGGTAAAGGACAATAAGAAAAAAAGCAAACTCAAATTGCCTGGAACTGGATTATTCAAGGCTATATTTGATTTTATATCAAACATTCTTATTGGTCGTTTACTTTTTTTGGCTGCTGGTGGTATTGATGGCATCCCTGGTGGTGGTATACTTAAGAATGTAGTCAAGGGCATTGGTGCCGTAGTAGAGAAAACAATTGATATTTTTATAGGATTTCTTGATTTATTTGGTAGTGCTTTACTTATAGGCAAGACGACGATTGACAGCACCAAAAAATGGTTGAGAGAAAATAAAGGTGATGAGGCTGAGAAGAGATTTGATGGTGTACTTAAAGCAATCACAAATCTTTTTAATGCTTTCGTAATTGTAGGAAGTGCCTTTGCTTTAGTTGGAAGAAACCCTTTAACTAAAGGTAAACTTGGTGGTGCAAAGGGAGCATTAAAAAAAGCAGGATTAAATAAAGTAAAAAGTAAATTAGGATCACAAGTAACTAAAGGTGTTGGAAGTAAAATTATAAAGGGTGGTCTTGGTAGAACAACTACAAGACTTGTTGGTAAAACCCTAGGACCACAAGCAATGAAGGCTGTTGGTCCTGTAATCAAAAAAATTGGAGCAGGATTCTCCAGAGTTCCAATCGTAGGTTCTCTCATCGTCGCAGTATCATCTCTGCTTGCTGGAGAACCATTAGGTCAAGCAGCATTTAAGGGTCTTGGTTCTGCTATCGGTGGATTTGCTGGTAGTTTTATACCCATTCCACCACCCATTGGAACTCTAATTGGAAGCATTATTGGCACATTCATCGGTGATGTTTTATATGTTCTGATACTTCAAAAGGATCCCAAGAGAGCAGGACAAATGCTTATGAAGGGAATCTCAGATTCCTTCAAAATGATGTTTGATTTTGCTGGTATGGCTGCTTCGTTTGTTAAGCAGGGATTTGGAAGATTGATAAAAGATTTTCCAACCATCGACATCCCATCTGGATTTGGATTGCAATCAGCGTTAGGAAAGGTAGCTGGATTATTTGGTGTGAAAGATGATAATAAATTTATGGAGGATGGTAGAGTTGTAAAACTTCCTAATCTTGCATTACTTACCCCTCTTGGACTGCCATTCTTAGTCCCCCATATAGCAGCATCATTCTTCCCTGATATTTTTGGTGAAGGTGGTATTGTCAATAAAATATTTGGTGAGGGTGGAACAGCATATGGAGGCGATGGTGTTGAGGAAACATCAGGTGATAAAGTCAGTGCTAGTGACGAACCAATGATGACCGGTATAGAAGAGGGTTCTGGACTTGAAGCGTCTGGCACCTCTGGTGGTGGTATGATAACTGGACCTGCTGGATATGATAGAATCGGTGCTGGTGCTGCTTATCATGTTGATACTAAATTCCACAGTAGTTTGGGAATGGGTGGTATGATATCTGCTCTGGATCAGATGTCAAGTGAATATGAGTCAAGAGGTAAGGAGATAGTATTCTCTGGTCAGGGGTATGCTCGATTAAAACCATATTCGATAGAGTTAGATACATCTGAAAAACAAAAATTACTTAACTCTGCAATTAATGCACATAGTCACTCGACTTTCATGAGAGCAGAGGGATTCTTACCTTTTGATTATTACATTCCTGATAAATCTGCCAAGCAAGATCTTTATCATCCATCAACAGAGAAGGCTGATATTATACTACCAAGTTTTGGTGGTGAGACAAAGATTGGATCTCTATATGGTGGATATGGAAAGAGTGCAGACATTTATGATTCCTCAGGAAACCATGTAGCAATGACAGGACATGGTGATCTAGCATATGAGGAAGGCGGTGAAACTTTATCCAAACCTCATACCGCATTAATTGCTGAGAAAGGTCCTGAGTTTGTAATCGATACCGACTCATATATGGCAATCAAGAAGGCATACCCTGGTCTTCTTCCTGCGATTAATGAAGCAGATGGTGCGAAAGCACTTCAGGGTTTGATGGACTTTGCTAGTTATGAAAGACCACAAGAACCAGAACCAGAGATGGCAATGGCAGGGGGTGGGATGAACGAAACACCAACATATTCTGGAGATGACAAAATATCAACAATGGGATCATCATCTCCAATACCCAGATCATCTGACAATTCATTTGAAATTACTTATAAATTTGGTTAAATAGGTATAGTGGGAAATTAAAATGGCAGAAGCACAAGGACAAAAAGAGGGACCATCTAATATAGAAAATGCTTTCATAAGTAGCATTGACGGGCAGAATAGTGTAGATATATCATCTGGTATCGTCAATCTCAAATACTATGAAAGTATTCTTCAAGATGGTGTTATGGGTTCGGTGGTGTTTGCTGATGCAGGTAATTCTGTAAAGGGTAAAACGGTCATGGAGGGTCTTCCACTTACAGGAAGTGAGTTTATACAATTAAAGATGACGGACAATAATGACGTTGAGTTGAAGCAAACAATGGTTATTACAAATCCAACTCCAATTTCAGAGGAGTCAAATAAAACATTAGTTGTATGCTCCTTAGTATCAGAAGCGTATGCAAAGAATGATAATACATCAATCTTTGAAAGGTTTGATGGAAAGATCTCTGATCATGTAGAAAAAATTCTCACCGATAATAATTACCTCGCAACCGCAAAGGGTTTGGATGTTGAAATTACAAGTAACAACTTATCTGAGTTTGGTTTGCGTAGAAAACCATATTTTATGTTGAATTCATTTGCGAAAAAATCTGTTCCTGACGGTGGTTTGGGAAATGTAGCTGGATATTTTTTCTTTGAAACATCTGAAAAGATGGTATTTAAATCAATCGACTCTTTATTTGATAAAGAAAAGAACAAACCAAAAAGATCTATCATTTATAATGAATCTAACTCCAAAGGAAGAGTGTTATCAGACATAATGAATGGTGGAAGAGGAAAGGATGGAACACCTGCAGGATATGATTACAAAGCAATGACATATGATAGAGTCACAACAGATGCGGTGAAGAGAAATAACATGGGAGCAAACTCTACTGTTACAATTACATTTAGTCCATTCTCCAAGGAATTTAATAGAACCGTATTGTATTCATCTTCCATTCCCACCGATGGAGAGGCGATAATTAAAGAACCATTATCAACTGCTGGTTTGGATTTACCTACATTCAATCCGAATCTAGTTAAAGAGTTTTCAAGAACCACACTATCTTTATTTGATGTTGGAACTTTTGATACAGAACCATTAGCAAATAATGAATCTGATTTTGAAATTGAGGACATTCTCAATCAATCAATTATGAGATACAATCAAATGTTTGCTACGAAAGTAAATATTACTATCGCTGGAGATTTTGAACTGCACGCAGGAGATATGATATTTTTTGACGCTCCGTCACCACAAGCAGACACAAAGAATGATGAGGTTGACAGGCAGAGTGGTGGTCTATATATTATAGCAAGTCTATGTCATTTTATAAGTCCTGAAAGAACTCTCACTAAACTTACTTTAATTAGGGATTCTTTTGGAAGAGATGGAAATCACACACTAAGAGATTAACAAACATGGAAAGCATCGAAAAGCACATCGAACAAGATAAGAAAATTCTTGAGAATCCAACGACATCTCCACAACAACGTCGTCATGTTGAGGGAGAACTTGAAGAGCTAGAACTGTATGTAAAAAATCATCACAAAGAGATTGATGCAGGAGATCATCATGATCCAACTCCACTTGAGTTATTTTGTGAGGTCGAACCAGACGCAGATGAGTGTAGGGTTTACGAAGACTGAGTATGCAACAGGGAGCATTATTTGATTCTGGTATTTTAGGAACAAGTTTCCAGTGGTGGATCGGACAGATCGCTGATGACTCAACCTGGAGAGAAAACATTATAAGCACAGTATCTTCTGAACCCTATGAAAATAAAGGTTGGGGTAGAAGATACCGGGTAAGAATACTTGGTCTTCATGATCAAGGTGAAGAAGAAATACCATCCGATAAACTTCCCTGGGCACAGATAATGTACCCGGTGACTGCTGGTAGTAGCAATACTAATAGTATGCAGTCACCAAATCTCCGTCAGGGGAACATAGTATTTGGGTTCTTCCTTGATGGGCAGGAGATGAGAATCCCTGTAATCATGGGAGTGATGGGAAATAACGCTCAGACGATTGGTTCCACGGAAATTGGAACTAATCGTGTCACAAACAAACAACCAGGATCACTTGCAATATCAGGATATGCGACTGGAAAAATACCAAAGGATCCAGGCACTGGTGAGAAAGAAACACCACCCGATAGTGATTTATCGGCAGTAAGACCTGGAGCACCGCCAGAGAGTGCTCCAATTCCACAAGGTGTTAAACTGAATAAGTATGGGTTAAGATCTGATTTAACTCCTACTCCTGAACAGTTTGCAGATGCTCAAGAGGCAAGGAGAGAGGCAGAAAGGTTGGGTCTCTCTTTTGCAGAGACTGAAGATCTTGTATTAAGAAGAGTTGCTGATGGAATAGATAATAGAAAAAAAGGGCACAACAGTCCAAATACACCACCAAAAGCACCACCATTTAGAGAGAGTCCTGATGTTCAGCAGATTACTGCTGGCGATATAAAAAGGGACGAAGAATATAAGAAAAAGACTGCCCTTGCAAAACCTGATGATTTTATTCAATCCGTAATTAAAGCAATTCAAACGGTCATTGATAATCTATCTGCTGCTATTGATAAGCATCTACATAGTATTCAAAGTTATACTGATGCGGTATCTAATGTAGGAACTTCACTTGAAGATATAATGCATAAGGCAGCATGTGAGATTACAAAATATATGAAAGTTATATTTGATAAAGTAATGGAGTTTGTATTGAAGCAACTGAATGTAGTGATGTCAGAGGTTGTGTCAGCACTTCCAACAAGTCTGAGAAATTACTTTGGGGATTTAAAAGAAATACTAACTGCAGCAATAACTAAATTATATAATGAAATGACTGGTGGACTCTGTGATCAAATTAAAACAGTTCTTAATAACACTATTGAACCCTCAAAAAAAGAAGAGGAAGCAAAGATAATAGCAAATGAAAATCCAAACGGAATTAAGGAGTTTAGAACGAATCCGGGAGTTACAGTTTGTCAGGCAGAAACTCTCACCGCAACTCTTTTAGCGTCTAATAAGAAAAAAATTGATAAGGCAAACAGTAATGCTATTGGAAACATTAATTCATACATCGATGGAATACAAAGTCAAATGGGTTCTATAGGTGGATTAGTTTCTTCTGGCAGTGATGCGATCAGCGGTGGAATAGGTGCGTTTTCTGCTGCTGGTGATTTTATGAGCACTGCTTCTGAAGTTTCTGGTAGTATGAGTGGAGCACTGAACATGATTCCTGATATTAGTTCAGGACTTGGTGGTGCATTAGAATTTACAAATATAATCTATAGTATATTTCCTGGAGAGTTGGAACCAAAGAAAGCGTTATCTGATTTTTATCAACTAGCATCTGGTGGAGGTGGAACTGCAGATAAAGAAGAACCATCCCTATCAGTTATTGGAGAATATATCAAAGTTGATGCTGAAAGTGGCATTAATGAACTTGATACCCCTAGAGAGTTTACTGCTAAGACAGAGGATTCTTTAGAGTTTGCTCAACCAACTGCGAACACACCTAATGTTGAATTATCTCCAGACAAATCACTTCAAGCAACATTAGATAGAGAAGATGCTGCCTATGAGAAAGCATTAGAAAAAGAAAAGGAAGAGCGTGATGCCGCACGAAGACTTCTCGATGGCGAAACTGTTGATGGACAAAGCTTTGAAATATCCGGATAAATAAAACAAATGACATCAGAAGTAAAACTATAAGATGACACTAGGGAAGTCTGACAGAAAGAATAAATCAGAGTATAAAATCTTTGAAGGCAATCTTCAGGATAATGATGCCGTTCGTGTCGGGTATATTGACAAAAAAAGAGGATATATTTCGGGTCTTTCCGTTTTTGAGGCAAACAAATATGCTGAGAAAAATCCTGGCACTACTTTCATCTTTAAGAATAGAAGAAAGATTAGATATTTAAATATAAATCAAGTTAATAAACTTACAAATCGGAACACTTTACCAAAAAATGGAAATTTTGAGTTATTTAAAGAAGATGGATCTTTTAATGCATGTGATACTGTTGAAGGATTAAATCCTGATATAGATTATGATGATAATGATGACCTGGCAAAGGATTGTAAGACGGAGGTTGTTATTGAGGGTGGTGGTGGAGTAGGTGCTTTCGGATCACCAATAATCGGTGAGGATGGTTCGTTAATGCATGTACGTATCGTGCATGGAGGATTTGGTTATAAACTTCCCCCACAAGTTCGTGTTTTTGACACCTGCAATATTGGAGGAGGAGTTAGAGCATTCTCTGTTCTTGGGAATACGGGGGAAATCGAAGAAACATATGATGATATTGAGGATGTTGAGGAGTATAATTTTAATAATCGTAGACCTCTATCATTAGATTTAACTGATAATCTTTGGGGGAAAACATATTCACTTACTGATCAAATAGTTTTGGGTGATTGGGATCCAACACAAATCCTTTCTCTGGAAAGAGATACTGGATTTGTACAGGAGTTAAATCGCTATCTAGATTTCCTTAAAAGTTTTAATCCAAACAAACCATGGTGGACAACAAGAGACACAAATCCAGTAAGAGTTGTTGGATCAAAATCTAATACATTGTATCCTGTTGAGCACTGGGCATGGGGTGGAAGTAAAATTGAAGATGATTTATTTGTTGCTGTAGAGTTTGAAGCATTTGGTCAAGGTTCACATAAAAATCGTAATGTTTATTTCCAGTTCACATCTAGGGATGGAAGTCATTCATTTAGGGTTAAGGGTGTGACTGGTGAAAAAAGAAGTGGTAAGACACGGAGAGACGTGCATCAAGTTCTGGCAAATACGACTTATGATGTTGAAATTAGAACAAGGCAGGGTAGAAGCGCACGCGAAAAATTTAAAAGACTTGATGAAGTTGTTCTTGAACAAGGTCTTTTAGAAGATGGTGGTAGAAATGCAAAGGAATCCAAGAAGTTTCAAACTTCGGGGCAAAGAAGTAGAATTATATTTGCAGATGTAGTTGGATCGGCGAACGACAATGACGATATTCAAGTCATGTCAAACATAGGAAATTTCAAAGCACATGATAGAAGAACAATTGAACTTGCCGAAGAAGCTTCCGGTAGAGTGGAAGATAGAGTGGCGAACTTAACGTCAATAGTATTAGATGCTGAAGCAAAAATTAAAAATCTTGAGGCAAAAGGACCTTTAACTAAATCTCAAGTCGAAATATTAGAAGAACACAGAGGTGATAAAACTTTCCATGAGCAAAAAATTGAAGAAATAACTCTCAAGAAGAGAAATAGAAAAACTTATGATTTAACTTTCCGAGTTAATAGAAGAAAGGATAAAACTTTTACTACTGAACTTGATAAGACATTCATGAATAGGTATGCTGTTGGTCCTCAACAAGCATCAAATCTTCCTGGAACTGATAAAGGTGGGAAACTTTATACAATGGTTTGGAAACAAAACTTTCCTCATCCAGGAGAATATAAATTCAGGGGTCTTTGTGATCATAGAGGCACTGTTTATTTTGATGGAGAATTTTTGATGGAACTCCCAGGTATGAGGGGGTTGAGAAAAAATAGAGAGAAACCATCTAAGTTTGTATCTTATGATGTTAAAAGATCTGGTCCACATCAAATTAAGATTGAACTTCAAAATGAAGTTGTGAAGACTGTAGAACAGAGAACCTTGACCTCAGTAAAAACAAAGAAAAATAATACCAATGATGTTGAATTTGTTGTTCTTGCACAAGGAAGTCGTCGTCATAGAAGAATTAAATTTGTATTTACAAATAAAGATGATCCAAATGATACATTTACCGTTGAAAATCTAAAAAAAGGTGTTGATAAAGATACAGTCACTCATAAAGTAGTTGCAAATACTACATATACAGTCCAAGCTGTGGCAACAGCAAAGATAAAAGATGAACCGGTGGACGGTCAAAAGATATCTATTTTTTACAAAGGATTAAATGATAGAAATCTGTCTAATGACAACGCAATTAAACCCTCTAGAATATCTAAAAATAATAAAACAATAGTTCTAGTTGATAATAAAGGTAATGATACAAATGCTACCTTTAAAATTGTTTCAACGGATCCAGGTATAAATGCAAAGTTTTCTGATGATGGGAAGGATTTAGTAACCAAATTCACCGATAAAAAGAGAGGTAAAATAACCTTACGTTTAGATTGGAATGATGAAAAAGAGGATGGTCGTTCCGTTAGAAAGATTACTGTCTTAAACAAAGTTTTCAAACTTTCTGGAGACACTGGTAATGTCGAACACACAATCGATGTTGAGAGAGATGGTGTCGATAGTTTTGAATCACTTGTAGAGCAGGGAATTATTGAGCAAGGAAAGAAAAAGAAAGAGGGTGGGAGAGGAAGTTCAAATACTATTTTTGCTGACTATCTTGGATCGGCAAATGATAATGATGACATGCAAATTAAAGTGGAAAATGGAGGTGTCTTTACTACAAGAAGAAAAAGGGTTAGAAAAGGTAGTAATGTACGTAGAAGCACTTTTGATTTAGAGTTTGTATATGAAGAAACTGAAAGACTGAGAGGATTAAAACAAAAAATATTAAGTAAGGGACTTTCGACTGAAGAAGTTTTAATAGAAAGAGAGCGTGTATTTAACACCAAAGAATTTATTGACAAGGCAGATAGACCACTCTATAGAACTAATCCCAATCTAAGAGGAAAGCAGGGTGATTTCTTCAACGAAAATGCGATTACACCTTTTAACCCGTTGGAAGTTGATCCAAATTACCCGGAAATTAAAAAAAGAGACAAGAATCCATCTGCCGCTTCCCCAATAGTTAAACCTCAGGTAAAATTTATAGAGAGAGATGGCGTTCCTAAATTAAAAATAACTGGTACGGGAAAAGTAAAAATTGGATTTGGACTTAAAGTAGATGACAATCTTGTAACCTCTGGTGTTTTTGCCCGTCAAATTGATATTCAAACTGACGACGGGTTACTACAATTAAAAAGAGATATTTCAGAGAGCGTTTCCCGTAGAGGAAATACTACAGTTACAAGATTAGTTGGAAGAGAAAGAGAAGAGATATATGGATCAGGAGTTTTTACTGCTGGACAGGAATATGATATTAAAATGATTCAGTCTAGCTCTGGATCTGGATTTAAGGCAACAGATGAAACCATAATCTTTGATGATAATTCTGACAATGGTATAGATAAAAATGGTCTTCTAAGAGTCGAATTTATAAACAGATTAGATAGTAGACCTAAACCTTCAGAGATACCAGAAATTCCTATTGCTGATTCTAATGATTATGCTGGGACGCATGACATTGTATGGAATAATATCAAGTTTCCTGTTACTGGAAATTATGTGGTTGAAGTAGAGGTTGATGATGAAGTTGAAATAGAGATTGGTAATAAAAAGAAAGGTAGAGGATACGTTAAAATTAATAAGGATGGATTTACAAAATCGGGGAGAAGCACGGGCAAGACAGTATATACTCGGGAGATTGAAGAAGGAACATATGATATTAGAGCTGCATTAGTTCAAAAACCAGGCAAGTCAATTAATAATGGCAACCCTATGGGACTTGCTATGAGTATAAAGGTTGTATATGCACAGATTGATGATGAGGTTGTAGTCAAAAAATCATGGAACGAAAATCCATTTGGCGTAGCATTAACAATCAATGCTCCACTACCACCAGTTCCAACTGAACCAATTCCTCCTCATGAAGGTCCTTGTCCCCCAAGTCCTTTCTGGCATACGAGACATGAAAATTTGAATAGCGAGGATGATTGGTTCCCGGTAAATCATAGAAATGATAATGGCAGTAAAACCTGGACAGGATTTATGAATCGATATGCCGTGTCTCCTATTTTACCTCTTGGCACAAGGGGTAGTGCTAAATCAGGAACGGAATTTACTACAAGATGGAGAATAGATGCTCCATATAGAGGATTCTATACTCTCAAAGGTGCTGCAGACGATAGGGCATTGGTTACATTCACTCAAGGTGATGCTATTAAGGGACCATTTAAATTGAACGGTTTTAAAACTGAGAAAGCAGATCTTAAACCTTACAAGGTTGAACTAGATGAGGGTGAAGCTATTATTGAAATTAATCTTAAACAATCAGAAGATAAAAGACAAAGAGAAGTTAGAACGAAAGTCTTCGACACACAAGATTGGGTCGCAAAACCAACAGACAAATCACTTGATAGAGTTCCTGTTGATTTTGATGTTTTTGGTCAGGGAACTAAAGGCAACAGGGAAATTAAGTTTTTATTTGATGAGATCGGTGGATCACATCAGTTTATTATTGATAACGTTAAAAAAAATAATACTACTGAAACTGTTGAGAAGAAAGTAAAAGTTGGTGTCAATTATAAAGTTACTGCATTGGTGACTGGTAAAACTTCACCAACAAAATATATTAAAACCGAAATCCCCATTACATATAATATTGACAATCCAAAGGAGTTTGGATATCGGATTGAGTCAAATGGACAAAAAATAGAATTCGATGATGATGCTGTACGTTTTACAAATTTAGGTAGAAGCAGTAATACTAGAGAAGTGAAAGACTTTGATGTGAATGCAACTCTTAAAATCGAATCAAAATCACCTGGAGTGACAGCAAAGTTTTCTGATGATAGTAAAAATTTAATTATAAATGGTCCCGATGGAGGTGATGTTACAATTAAATTTGAGTGGAATGATAATCCAACGACATCTGGTAAGGTATTTAAATCAATTGAAATATCTGGAGAAACATTTAAACAGACTGGTGAAAGGGGTAATGTTACTAAGACAATTAAAATTGGATCTGCTTCAAACCCCACTGGTCTAGATGAAAAAATTCTTGAGCAGGGAGTGCTTCAGAGAGGATTTGGAAATGCCAGAGGCGTAGAGGAAAGCGGACAGTCTAAAACAAGTAATATTGTTTTTGCTGACTATGTTCAGTCATTTAATGATGATAATGACATGCAAATAAGATGTACTGAGGGCATCTTTACTCCATCTAATAAAAGAAAAGTATTTAAGGATAAGGGTAGAGGCACTTGGGATCTCACGTATCGCTTAGATAAAAATTTACAGACAGTAAGGCAGATTGATTCGGTTGATGGCGCAACTTATAATAGTAAGAAAAATAAAATCGATGATGATGGTAATATTATTCAACCAAGACTCGCAACATATAAAAGAGGAAAACTAGGAAGGCGATTATCTCCATTCTTTAAAGAAGGAAGGGATGCTAGTGAAGAAATCCAAGGAAAAACTTGGGAGATGACTTGGGATAATGTTGATTTTCCAATCACAGGAAACTATTTAATTAAAGCAGAGGCAGATGATATTCTTTTTATTGACATTGATAATAAGAGATTGGGCACTGTTAGAGGTGGATCTATTAAACGATTGAGTGCTGATGTGGCACAGGGAAAGAGAAAAGTTAAACTCACTCTTAGAAATAGAAGAGTTTCTGGATCAACATTTAGAGAAAATCCAACTTATGCTTCAGTCAGAATAACTTGTCTTGTTCCAGATCAAATTCAAGATGATAGATCATGGAGATTAAATCCCACTGGTGTCAGTGCTGTATTAATTCCACCACCTTGTAAAAGAAATGTTGGTGGAATTGGTACGATTGCACAAATTATCGTCCCCGAACCAGGGAATGGATTTACAACAACATTTGTACCACCACCAGGAATAGGAACACCTACAACTGTACCACCAGGAACTCCTCCACCACCAATTAGACCTCCAGGAACTCCTCCTCCACCAGGAATTCCTGTTACACCAATCACTACTCCCCCTATAACTGGGATAGGAACAGATGATTTTATTATTACCACAACAGGCGGGACCAGCACCGGACCACCACCTGTCGATGATGATATAGATATAGACGATCCCCCTCTAATCATACCAACACAATTGATTGGAAAAGGTATTCATATCGGTGAACCTGGTATTGGATATACTTCCGGTGACCCGCTAATTATTAGAGGGCAAGGTGGTGATAGTAATCTTCCTCCGATTAGATTGCCAATTATTGTAGGACCTTTTGGTCGAGTAATTGATATTGTTTTCCCAGAACTTCCCATTCCAGAGGAGATTACTATAGGATCCGGCATCGGACCACCATCCCTAGAGAACCCAACAATTATTCCTGATATTGGACTTCAAACAACACGAAAACCCACTATTATACCACCATATACAAGTACACCTATCGTTGATATTGATAGTCCAACAGGAGCAGGATTCAAAGGTGTTCTAATTTACGATCTAATTGTCGATCCTATCGACCCAGAACCAGGAACCATCATACAAATCACAGATCTTGCTGGACTCAAGAAAACTGGATATGTCAGAGGTCGTGCATATTATGGCGAGGTATATTATGAAAATGGTATACGATTTGCTGGAAGATATAAAACAGCAGGCACTCCCATTCAAGTTTTCGATACTCTGCTTGAAAGTATTGAGGGTGAAGTTACAACCAGACCTTCTGCTATTCAGAGATCTGGTACAGACGTTACTAATAATGATCCTAGACTTAACATTCCAGGAACCCCTGAAAATCTCACTTAAATAGAAACTATCTAATCATGTCAACTAAATCCTCATCCAAACTGTCTAGAAATGGGCAGCGAACATCAAAGGCTAATTATACCGCTATCAGCTATGGAAATGATCATGGGCAATTAAGTTTTGGTAAAATCCATAAAGATGGTGGAACCACCTCCGGAGTTATGTTACAGGCAAAGGAGGGTCGGCATCAATTCTCCATGGATAATGACGGACAAAGACCGGGATGGACCAGTTTAACATCACCCGGTGCGGTACAAGTTAAGTGTGGTATGGATCTTGAGGAGGAGCAGGTAGGTATCTTCTTTAATGCTGAGAATGGTGATATTGACATTATCGCCACTAATGGTAAAATAAGGATGCAGGCTAATGATATTGAGTTAGTTTCTATTGGTGGTGGTACTGATAGTGGTCATATAAAAATGACAGCATCTGAATCAATCACCATGGATGCAAAAAAGATTAATGCGTCAGCAAAAAATCTTTTGAGATTATCATCTCCAGCTATTTGTGAATTAATTGCTAATGGTAGACTTAAGTTTATATCCTCCGTGATCACAACAGCAACCGATGGTTGTAAACTCAAAGATAGTAAATACAATCATCAATATCATCATAATAAAGAATTTTCCTTACCAGCATGAGGTAATATGTTTTTAGACGACGTAAATATTGGTGGACAACTTAAAGTGGGAACTGGTATTGTCCCTGCTTGTGGAGAGAGTTTGGCAAAAGTCAATGGTTCTATGTATTGTGAAGGACCAGCAGTTTTTGGAGGTCAATTAGAGTTCCCAACTCCATATGCGACCGTTTGTATTGGTGGATATGCAAACTCTGATAGTTCTCCCGTCTCTGCATTGACTGGAATAGTTCCTGGTATTCTCTTACCTGGTGGTAATCACAGTCCATATTCACTTGGAGTATCTGGTAACACAGCACTGCTTGGAGAACTGGATGTTGGAAAGAATGGATTTATTGGACAGAATTTGATTGCACAGGGTCATGTAATATCAAATAATGGAGGACACATTCTTGCTGCGAAGAAGAACTTTGACATTCCTCACCCAACAAAAGAAGGATGGAGATTAAGACATACCTGCCCCGAAGGTCCTTCAAACGATGTCTATATCAGGGGACAAGTCTTAAATAAGAAGGAAATTATCTTACCTACATACTGGAAAGAACTCGTTGACTGGACAACAATCACAGTCAATCTGACGCCTATTGGTGCTCATCAAAATGTAATCGTCAAAAGAGTTGATGAGGAGAAAGTATATCTACAAGCACAGGGTGGTATGCCTATTCACTGCTACTATCACATCTATGCTGAAAGAGCAGATGGCGAAAGACTTATTCCAGAGTATGAAGGAGAAACACCAGCAGACTACCCAGGAAACAATGATGAGTATTCAGTGTCTGGATATCACTACGACAAGAGAGGTTAATAATGGTATTTGAATTTTTAAGACCACAAAATAATTGGAGAACTCACTGCGGAGACCAACCGACATTTGGAAGATTCTCTACGCGATTTGATTTTCCAACAAAAGCAATCACTCAGGCAACAGATTATCCACCTGAAGCATGTCAACCTTGGGTGCATTACAATATGGCACTGGGTAATCTTATCGTGCTTAGGAATCAGGGCGTCGGTCAAACGCTAAACGTTGGTGGTGTTGTTAACTCACCAATATTTAAGGGAACACTAGTTGGAAATGTTGTTGGAGATGTAAGTGGAAATGTTGTTGGTAATGTCACAGGTAGGGCGAGTGGAAATAAGTCTTTTGATATTCCACATGTCACCCAAAAAGGAAAAAGAATACGACATGTATGTGCCGAAGGACCAGAATCTGGTATCTACATACGAGGAAGACTAGAGGGAAAAAATGTTATTGAACTGCCTGAGTATTGGGAAGGACTTGTAGACCCAGACACTATCACCGTCACTTTGACACAGATTGGAACATCTCAGGATTTGATTGTTGATAGTGTTGATTGGGGAAAAGAAGTTAAAATTAGATCAGGTAATGCATCTAGTATCAATTGTTTCTATGAAGTCTGGGGTGCTAGACATATTAATCCAGATAATCCAGATGAAAAATTACATGTAGTTTATGATGGTGAGTCTCCAG